GAAGTTATTGCAAGTTTCGTAGGCGTATCCGCGTTAAATGATGCGGAAGCTGGCAGCAATTTCGATAATTTTGCAGATGATAAGGGGAACGATGAAAATATTCCGTTCTAGCGGGTGAAAATATGAAATCACCATGTAAGGGTTGTGAGTATAGGGTGTTAGGCTGCCATAGTACATGCGCAGCCTACATCAAATACAGTACCAACAGAAAAAAAGAAATAGAAAGCCGTGATATCCGGGGCGATGTGTTTGGGTATGTAAAAGATAGCAATAACCGCATCAAGCGGCGTATAGGTAAATGTTAGGAAGGTAAAAATGGCATACATAGAAAACTGGCTTGCATTAGGTGCTTGCATATATAGCCGAAAAACCGCAGATGCAGCATTGGCCGCGCTAGGGTTAAGGAAAGAAATAAAACGAAAGCCGGTATACCCAGAAATTAAAGCAAGTGCGCTGGCCGCCTTGCGTGAGAAAGGTTTGAGCGTGCGGCAAATTGCTGGTATATACGGCGTATCGTATACATTTGTTAGAAATCGCTTGTTAGCTGCTGGGATAAATCTTGAAAGGTGTAAGCGATGAAACAAGCATTAATAAAAGGCAATAAAAGCGATGAATGGTATACGCCTATAGAAACCGTTAAAACAATGCTTAATGTATTCCCGCCAAAGGCTGGCGATAAAATTTTATTGCCGTTCGATACAGATAAAAGCAATTTTACAAAAATTGTTACACGCGATTATGATCCATTAGCTATATACGGCATCAATGATTTTTTAACTAAAGATTATGAATTTGATTACTTAATCACTAACCCGCCTTATAGTAACAAAGATGAAATTATAGCGCGGTGTATTGAAACAGGGCGCCCGTGTGCACTGGTACTGCCTATAGATGCACTGGGGGGGTACAAAGGCATAAATTATTTAGCAAGACAAATATAAGTGTATACGTACCAACTAAGCGCATTAAATTTATAAGTGAAACGGGTGAGCATACAAAATCGCCCGCACATCATAGCATTATCATGCTAATAAATGCGCCTAAGAATGAAATTATCTATGAATATCAAAGGGGAATTGATAAATGAATGTAAAGGTAGACATGGGAAACGGTAGAGTTTTTACATGTGAACAACTAGCCAGCGCATTAACGCTGGTTATTGAAAACATGATTTTGAAACCAAAAGTAACGCAAGATAGATTTTTAATTACGCTTGAATACAAATACCATAAGGACGGCAAAACGAAACGATTGCGGCAAGGGCTTTCCAAAATGGTAATGGAAGCGTTTAACGGAACGATTGAAGCATACATTTATAACGTACGGCAACAAATAAAGGAAATTATTGTAAAAGGGGAATTATACGATGAAGAATGAGCAAAAATGGTTATTACAAGAAATGTATAACGAAGGTTATCGTGATATTAAGATTGAGGGCGTTTATGCGTTCTTTGTAAACCCTACGTTTATTGAAAACGGCGGAAACTTTAAGATACGCAATCATACCCCAAGAATTCCATGCAAGGTGCTGGGGTTAAATCCTAATACCCGTAAATATTCTATTGCATCATTGCTGGGTATCGTGGAATGGGAAAAGGTGCCAGTTGATACGCCAGTTATCGCAGAAACAGGGCTTGTAAAAGCTAAACTTTATTTTGCAAAATACGAAAATGGCCGCGTATATTGTTTTAGGGGTGGCAAAACGTCATGGACTAGTTTAGGTGATTTTTACTGGGTATATCCGGAAGATGATGTATTATTGGCAGAAAGGGCGTTAAATGAGTGTGATTGATATTACATTAAAAGGGCGCCCAGCAACTAAAAAGAATAGCGGCCGAATTATATCCAGAAACGGAAAGCCTATTATAATACCGTCGGAAGCCTACAAGAATTATGAAGATGCTTGTATGTGGCAATTAGCTGGGAAGAAGTTGCATGTATCTGGCATCATCGTTGTTGAATGTAAATACTATTTGCCAAATAAAAGAAGTTGGCCGGACTTAATCGGGTTACTACAGGCGACTAGCGATATATTAACGAAAGCGAAAGTTATCGACGATGATAAATGGATATGTTCATATGGTGATAGCTGCATCGCTGGTATTGATAAAGATAACCCAAGGGCAGAAATACGGATTATGGATAGAAAAAATAAAGTATTGGAAGCGTTATTGAAATGAGGGACAATAAATGGAACTACTAAACAGGATTAAACGCATCTTTGGTTATAAACGATATAATGCGGACGTTATTAAAATTAAGCGATGCATGCCGGGTGTATTGTTGCCAAAAGTTGGCAGCGTAGATGCTGCTGGCATGGATTTTTACCAGCCGGAAAGCGTAGTTATAGAACCGCATCAAACGCAATATGTAACGCTAGGCCTAGCGGTGGAAATTCCAAAGGGGTATATGTTAATGTTAGCGCCACGATCTAGCATGAGCAAAACGCCGTTAATTATTCCGAACTCATTCGGGGTGATTGATGCGGACTATAGAGGGGAAATTAAAGCAATTCTACACAATACTAGCGATACGCCGTATTTAATCCAAAAGGGTGATAGATTGGTTCAAGGTATTCTGGTACCAGTAGGCGCATTAAAACTGTTAGAGGTTGCACAATTAACAGATACGGAACGCGGTTCCGGCGGTATTGGCAGTACAGGGAAATAACCATGATTAAATTATTATTTGATGCTGCATTGGTATTTTCGTTAGTGATAGCATTAATTAAATTAGTATCAGTATTTACGATGTAGTGGATAAGGGGCGTTTATATTGCCCCTTTGATACGAATAGGCGAAAGGGGAAATGTGTAATGCCTATTATTGATCCGATGTATTTGTACTTGATTGAGGTACTACATAATATTGATGTGCTTAATCAAGGCTTGTTTATTATGCTAACTCTTGTGATATGTGGATTTTTTGCTATGTGGCTTGCAGATGATGAAATAAGGGAACTATCTAAGCCGCATAAAGGGAAAGTTATTTCGTTATGCATTGCGTTTGTAATTAGCGCATTAATAGCACTTTTAATACCTACAAAAGATGCCATGTATAAAATGCTAATTGCCAGCTATGTAACAACTGACAATATCCAAATAGTAAATGAAGCTATCAAAACCAATTTACAAGACTATTTAAACATGTTAGGGGAAACAGTTAAGAACATGCGATAATGAACCATACGGGGGAAATATGACGGATAGAGAATACAGGGAATTAGCAAAAGAATATTTAGAACCTATCAAATTAATCACAATGAAGATTAATTCATTGAAAGAAGATCTAAAGCATTTACAATCAGACATTACAACAATAGGCGCCGTGGACTATTCCAAAGAACGCCTAACGGGTGGCGGAACACCGGGCGGACTAGAACAACAAATTGTAAGACTAGAAAGCAAGCGTGATGCCGTACACAAAGAAATAGGTGCATTGATTGATGAACGGGAAACCGCGGCGGATATCATCAACACATGCACCAAGGGCAAAACTAATATTTTATTATTACGCGAATATATCGACGGCAAAAGTGCCAAGCATGCGCGGTATTTTACAGACCTAGAAAAGTCGCAAGCAGCAGAATTAAAAACGGCTGGGCTTGTACAAGTAGGGTATTATTTACACCATACATACTATGCTTGCATGTATACTGCTAAATCGGTATAAGTCGGACTAAATCGGACTATATCGGAAACCAACGGAAACGCCGTATATAGTATAATTATATTGTCAAATGATGCTTAAAAGGTCATTGGCGAAATTCTCCTATATATACGATGCACATGGGGAACTTTGGGCCGTTCCCCTATTGTGTATTGTAAACCGATACCGATAAAAAGAATTCCTTTCAAACATACACAATGCCATTGAGAACAATCCTATCAAATATAAATATGTACTACCAAGCACAACAACAATAAGCATAATGAACCTAATTTCATGTGATCCATATCGGTATTGGTTTAGAGTATACAACAAAAATGAATAAAGTTATCAGAATATGAGGTATATCCACGGCGATATATCTCATTTTTTGTATAAAAGTAACATTTGATTATTGAAAACTGAACATAATGCACATTTTTTATTTTAAGAGATATCACCTTTCATAGTTTCCAGTGATCTTTTAGTGCGGCGTGTTCGGTTTTGAGTAATTAAAAAAGCCGCCCTGTGTAGGCGGCCTTTGTTTTGTTATTCGTAGTAGTGGCAAGCAATAATTTCATTTGTGTTATTGTCGATTAATTGCCATTCAAAACCGAAACTCATTGTACAGATGAAATCGGAAGCATCTGTTTTGTTTTCAAATTTCCATGTTTTGTTTGTGTTTACATCTTTAAGTGTTAGCATTTTAAATTCTCCTTTTTGAATACTTTCGTTTTCTGATGTATCTTATGGCTTAATTATACTTGCGTTTTCGCAAGTAGTCAATAGGGAAATTAAAAATTTTTCAAAAAAGTTTTGTGAAGGTGGTGAAAAGCTAGTGAATATCATATGTACAAAGTCAAAATGTCTTAATAACAAAGGCGGCAAATGCATAGCCAACGAAATATACTATGACGGATTATGTCAAACATATTGCACTAGCCAACACGCCAGCAAGCAGCACGCGGGAATATGCCAACGATCACATGGCAGAATGAAAAGCAAAGATAACAACATACTACGATAGGGGGTGAAACAATGGCGAAAACAACATATAAGGACTGGGAAGCAGAAGAAAAGATTTTGCTTTTACAAGGCTGGGCGCGTAATGGTTTAACAAATGAACAAATTGCCAGCAATATGGATATTGTTGTTTCTACCTTATGGGAATGGCGTAAGAAGTCGCCCAAAATATCGAACGCCCTAAAAATAGGAAAGGACGAAGCAGACATACAAGTTGAAAATGCACTCTATAAAGCAGCACTTGAAGGAAATACAACGGCCATGATTTTCTGGCTTAAAAATCGACGTTCTAAAGAATGGCGCGATAAGATACAACAGGAAATTACAACCGAAAGCGCTGTTAAGTTGGTTATTGATAATAATGAACTGAGTGATACAGATGAGTAAAACAAATCTGTTTCGTGATGTGATACGGCCAACACATAAGCAAAAGGAATTTTTAAGGGCAGTTAAGCAAAACATATATACACTATACGGCGGTGCTGCTGGTGGTGGTAAATCGTATATACTCCGCTGGGGTTTAGTTTGGCTTTTAATTGATTGGTATATCAAAACAGGAATTAAAGGCATACGCGTTGGATTATTTTGTGAAGATTATCCAAGTCTTGATGATCGTCAAATATCCAAAATCAAAATGGAGTTTCCGGAATGGTTGGGAACCTACAAGGAAAGCAATCATGAATTCACATTAAATGATGAATTAGGCGGTGGCGTTATTTGTTTTAGAAATCTGGATAAGCCAAGCAAATACCTTTCAAGCGAATTCGCTGCTATTGCTATTGATGAATTGACTTTAAATAGTCGCGATGTATTCGACTTCTTGCGTATGCGGCTCCGTTGGACTGGTATCACGGATACAAAGTTAATAGCTGCAACAAATCCGGGTGGTAAAGGCCATATGTGGGTAAAAGATTTATTCATAGATAGAAATTTTACGAAAGAAATGCAGCCGTTCGCCGATAAGATTGCATATATCCAAGCAAGGGCAAGCGATAACCCGCATCTATCACAATCTTATATAGATGCACTTAACACGTTACCGGAAAAACTACGTAAAGCGTATTTGGACGGCGACTGGAACATATTTGAAGGTCAAGTATTTACAGAATTCCGCACCGATAAGCATGTAATAGAACCGTTTGAAATACCGCATCATTGGCAACGGTATCGTTCAATGGACTGGGGATATACGAAACCATATGCAGTGTATTCAGCAGCGGTTGATTATGACGACGTTTTATATATTACTGGCGAATATTACGGCTGCAAGCCGGGCATGCCGGATACTGGTACACAGGAAACGGCAAGGGAAGTAGCACAAAAGATAGAACATTTAAAAGACTATCAAGGCGTAGCAGACCCGGCAATATGGCAGCGAACAGGCCACGACGGGCCAACGATTGCGGAAATATTTGCAACTGAGGGCGTGTACTGGGTGCGTGCTGATAATGATAGACTAGCCGGACTTATGCAAGTACATCAACGATTAAAAGAAGGTAAGTTAAAAATATTTAGTAATTGCGTACACTTGATTAGAACGCTACCAGCTTTAACATACGATAAAATCAAGGTCGAAGATGTAGATACAAAACAAGAAGATCATGCATATGATGCGGTGCGTTATATGTGTATGGCGCGGCCGGTTAAATCGGTTAAACCAGATAAGCCATTTAATGACGGTTATAAATATGTTGATGATAGCGAAGGAGATGTGAGCGCATGGGGCGTATGAGTGAAAGGGCGTTGCGTGATTACGCCTATAAGGTTCTTAAATCGGAATACGGTGAACGCGAAGAAAAGGGCGTTATTATTCCGGCGAAATATACAGATGCACAACTAGCGGAATTCGCAAAAGCGATGCCACAATGGCAGTTAGAGCAGATGTACGATATGATTTACGGTTCTGAAATGGTGGAATAATGGATATAGAACAAACAACATTTGATATATACGAAGCAAAACAGAATGTAAAAAATGCATTGGCCGCCACGTCAGAATGGCGCAAGGCTGCTGCCGAAGATTTTGCATTTATGCAAGGTAAGCAATGGCAAGACGGCGATTTAAAAAATATGCGCGAAGCTGGACGGCCAGCAATTACGATTAATAGAATTAGACCGGTTATTAATCTGTTATGCGGTTATGCATCACAAAATGAAACTGAACCGGACTTTTTACCACGTTCCGAAGAAGATGATAGAATAAGCCGCGTTGCTAAGGGTATTACAAAATACTGTTTAGACCGTGCGAATTATCAACGCAATAAGGGCAAATGTTTCCGCGATAAGATTATTTGTGGTTTAGCCAATTACTGGGTATCTTATGAAT